GTGCTCCTTCCGAGGGGCCTGGTTCTTCTGGTGATAATGCCACCTCTAATGGTGATAATACTAGCGGAGATGTCGGCGATGTAGTACAACCAACGGGTAATGCAAAAGATCTGGAATCTTATTTGGAATCTTGGTTAGATGCTAATGGCGCTAAAAAAATAAAAGGATATACCCCACTCGCCAAAGCTATGATAATGGCGCAATGCGCCCATGAGTCAGGCGGATTCACGAAAATGACTGAAGTCGGAAGTGACGAATATTTTATTTCTGGTATCAATCGTGGGAAAAAAGTACATAACGGTTATGATATTAACAGTCAATTTGCAGACGGCAGAAAAAGAGCAAGAATGATGGGTAATACGAAACCAGGAGATGGAAAGAAATATCGCGGAAGAGGGTTTTTAGGTCTTACATGGAAGAACAGTTATAGAAACTGTGGAGATTACATCAAGAAACCGTTGGAGCAAAATCCAGACTTAGCATCAACTAAAGAGGTTGCAGCGGAAATATTGATTTGGTATTTTAATACACAAAGACCGAAGATTGGTAAAAATAATCAGTGGGGTGATGTCCTAGAAGTTAGTATGGCAATAAATGGATATATTAGTAAAGAACGAATAGCACAGGGGAAGAGACCTCTTGGGTTTGAAGACAGAAAAAAGAAATTTGCCTTCTATAGAAATAAGTATAAGGTATAACCAATGAAAAAATATGATCCATTTACACCGTATTTCACAACTGTTGATACGATCAACATGGGTGAAGAAGAAACTATCGGTTCTCTGTCGCGGGATGATGTAGTTACGCTTCTGAAACAAATTCAGAATGCAATGACGTTACAATATTATAATAAAGTTTATACCTTTGGTCAAACTTCTCCTGGTCCTGGTTATAATTTGTTGGCATCAAAAGGCGGTCAATTATCCAATGATGGTGATCAATGGAAATTCATGGTCGTTCATTCCGATGGTGAATATGGCGTATATAAACTTGGCGTAACACAATTAATTGATTCTGGTAGTGTTGGTAAAGAACTAAATGACTGGATCAGTAATAATCTACCCAATATTCCTGTTCCTTCGAAGGGTAACGAGGAATACGAGAGTTGGTATAATCGATTTGCAAAATACAAATCTAGAGGTGAAACGCGAATAATTGAAGCACCAGTTTCGCAAAGAAACAATGCTTTATATTATATGTTGCTTCATACTGTTAATGGCGGGAATGACAAATTCAACGTCCCTGTTCATCAAGAATTAAAGTCTGCGATGAACCAGGATCGTTATCTCGAACCTACTAATATGCATGATGGGTTTATTGCGCAACCATGGTTGCAAGATCTTGCAGCATCAAATCTTTTAAAATTCACATACCAATTATTATTAACATCTAGAGCCTTGACACCAGAGGTTGATAAGAAAACTCTCGCTGGTGTTCTTTCTCTTTCTCTTTGCTTTAATATTGACGCAGCGCAAAATTATTTACGCGGAACTATTAAGTCAGATGAAAATGGTGTTTCGGCAAAATATTGGTTCGATGTTGGATTCAATGCAGTTGCACTTCCAAATCAAAGGGTCGAGACTCCTGGACCAACACCAAATACAACAAGCAATCCGAAACCAGAAGAAGTAACACCACCACCAACAGAAGACGCACAACCTGTTCTTGGTGGGACAACTGTAGAAACTACGCAAACTTCTAAATCTCCGACCGAAAATAAAGTAGTTACCCAGAAAATAACTAAGAATATTGTAAATGGAACAATCATTTATGAATTGACTTCGGCGGGAACAATTTCCGCCAAAGTGGTTACTGGCACTTATCAACCTAAAACAAAACCTTCTACAACAGTAAATAATCCATCTGAATATAGTCAAAGTGGAATCAAACATATTGTCGAATTCCTTGGTAGTGATACCATAAATTTAACAATAATCGATCGACTAGACAATAACAGAACTCTGTTTACTGTGGCAGATAAAGATTATATTTCTCTTGGTGTTCGCGCATCAACTAAACTCTTAGAACTTTATAAGTCTGAGCGCGATAGTTTACACAATCGTGCTTCTTTCGGCACATGGTTGCTTGCTATTGAAGATAGCATCAGTTGGTTGGCAAATCAATATCCTAAACTTGCGAAAGATTTACTTGTTGATTTTGCAGTAAAACAAACAGAAGGATCAAACGGCGATGCGCAAAGCAATAAAACAATCGCATTTGATGACCCTGCAGATATTGAAACGCTGGTAAAACAACTTGATCTTAAGAAAGATGAAGCAGAAAAAGCGAAACAAGAATTTCTAGCAGAGGCATGTTCTTCTGCTAAATCTGAAATTATAACTAATTTTGCAACTGATACGCAGTCTATATCTACTGCAGTTTCACAATCATCTCAAACTACTGCCGATGGAACTTCGACGACGTCGGTGTCTACTGTTCAACCATCTGGTGCTGTAAAAACAGTAACCACAACAACCAACGCAGATGGAACTGTGACGCAACAGAAGACGGTTGAAAAGGTTGAACCTCCACTCAAAGAAAATGCACCATCAACTTTAACTAATGGTATTGACCATCCTGCGCAAGCAGCAGATTCTATGAATACTGCAGTCAATGCACCACAGGCAGATACATTACCATCAAATGAAAATACAAATATTGCTAAGGAAGATGGTAAGGGGTTTAAAGACCCAAATAAAAAATATCCGAAACCAGATTATGTGAACAAACCAGACACAAATACTCTGGCGCTTGGTGTTAATTCTCCTGGTATCAATCCAGATCCTAGAACTTCTGTTGGTGATAAATCTTCGCAATCTCTTGGTTCTTCGCCTGCAGCAAGAAACGCATCAAGAAAACGTGCTGTTAAAATGGCAGGTCGTTCGGGGTCTACATGGGAACAACCAGCAACTCCATACGCTGCAAAATATCCATATAATAAAGTGTTTGCTGGTGAATCTGGTCATGCGTTGGAAATTGATGACACTCCTGGATTTGAGCGTTTGAATATTGCTCACAAGTCAGGAACCTTTACAGAGACTGGACCTGATGGAACTCAAGTAAATAAAATTATGGGTAATGGGTATTCCATCATTGAAAAAGATGGTTTCGTTTTAATTGAAGGTAATGCCAACGTTCACATTGCAGGACAATGTAATGTGTTCATTATGAATGATACTGCACTAACTATGCATGGTAAAGTCAGTCTTGACATCCATAATGATGTTAATGTCAACATTGGTGGATCGCTTGGTCTTTCGGTACAAGACGGTATCTATCTCAGAAACGAAGGTGATATTTCTGTTAAGAATGAAGGTAAGGTTGATGCTGAAATAACTGGTGCAGTCACTACTAAGACTACAGGAAAGTATAATCTAACAACAGATGCTGGATTGAATCTGACATCCAAGGTTAATACGCACATCAAATCTGGTGGATCATTTTTCAACCATTCAACTGGTAACATGAATTTGTGCACTGATGCAGAAATTCTTGCTAAATCTACTGGCGATATTAACTTGAAAACTGCTGCGATGATCAATCAAGAATCAACTGGCAATGTTAATATTAAAACTGCTGGAACTATTAATGCAGAAAGTGCAGGAAATATCAGTTTGAAGGCACCTCTGATTGCTTCTTCGCCGATCGATACACCAACTCTTGATGTTACAACTGCGAATATTACTACTCTAAATGTAGGCACTCTAAATGCAGGCACTACAAATCTTCGTGCAACTGGAACCGATACAGGAACAAATGGTGGAAGCACTCACGATCTTCCAATCTCTGGTCCATCATCAATAACAGTTTCAGTAACTGCTCCTGCATCTGCTGGATCTGCTGAAGATGCAGTGTGTGCAGTCTCTGCAAAACTACCAGTAACATATGAATTGGAACAACCAGTTTCGTTGTCAACGCCTGTGGCAATCGAAAGAACAAACGATTCAGTTAAGAATGGTTACGATGGTGAAAACGATAGTATGAATACTGATGGTGGAGAACCTGATTCAAATGGAAACGTAGATGGTCAAACATCCGGATCATCTAATGAGGACTGTGTGACCAATTCAGATCCATCTAATCCAGGAAGTCCAGGATCTGATGAGAATACTGCGGGTGGAACAGAATCGTATCCTCCAGTAGCAGGAAAGAGTTCTATTCCAACTAGAGATTGTAATACGTTAAAGGGGACTAAACTTCCACCACTTCCAACGCAGGGGCAAAAATATGATGGTACTTTGAAAATTTCTCCAAGAATAACGCTGGCACAATTATGTAATGGTAGGGATGGTTGCCCTAATGGTGCTGCCGATCTTCGTGGACATAAATCGCCAGGAAGTAAGCAAAATGAATATGAAATTTTAAATAATCTTCGTTGTCTTGCAGTCAATGTAATTGAACCTTTAATGGACAAGTTTGGTTCTGTATCATGGTCTTGTGGATTTAGAAAATACTATCCAAACGGAAAGAAAAATAAACTGGATCCCAATGCACACGGTTGGGGATCAGCAGTTGACTTGTCATTCCCTAAATTGAGCAAGAAACAATATATTGATGTTTGTCGTTGGGCTGCTGCTAACCTAACAGCATATGATCAAATTATTCTTGAAAGGAATAGTGGAGGTTCAGTTTGGGTTCATATAGGGTATACATCTCGCGATGGTAAATCTAGAGGGCAACAATTAACAGCAACACCATCTGGTGGAAAAATGAAATATAGTTCAGGGTTCAGACAAGTTGCGTAAAAAAGAGTAATAAATAAGTATATGACAACAAAAACAGTAAACAGAATCTACTCGGATCTAGATCTATCCTTCGCAATGCATCCAATTACGGGTGACGTTGCGAGGAAGTTTGATGTCAATGCCGTAAAACAGGCACTGAAAGTTCTAGTTCTCACGAACTTCTACGAAAGACCATTCCAACCCAAACTTGGTTCGCCGATCTACGGTATGATGTTCGAGAACGTTGATATTGTTACTGCCAATTCTTTAAAATTGAGATTAGAGTTACTAATCAATAAGTATGAACCACGAGTTAGATCGCAACAAATAGATGTTGTGCCTCTCTTTGATCAGAATGCGTTTAATGTATCCATTTATTTTTATGTTGTCGGGGTTGTAGATCCCGTTTCATTTTCAACTGTTCTAAGAAGAAGTAGATAAGATGTCTCAACTTAATGTAACTGAATTAGATTTTGCAACTATTAAAGAAAATCTAAAAACCTTCATGCAATCGCAAGAGGAGTTCCAAGATTACAACTTTGATGGTGCTGGTCTAACAATACTTCTTGATATTCTTGCATATAACACACACTACAATGCAACTCTTGCGCACCTTCAAGCAAATGAAATGTTTATTGATAGTGCAGTCAAGAGAAACTCAGTTACATCTATTGCGAAAACATTAGGATATACACCTACGTCAAGAAGATCTGCTCGTGCAAATATTACATTACAAATTAGACCAGCATCATCATTCACGAACACCAGTTTAACAATAACACGCGATACACCATTCACGGCAAGAACAGCAAAGAACACATATACTTTCTTCCCGAGAGAAGATTATGTTTCTGGATTAGTTGTTCTTGAAACAGGTCAAACAGGATTCAGTTTCCCGATGGAACTGATTGAAGGTAAGCGAGTAACAAATACATTCATTGTTGATCAATCTAATAAATCTGGTCCATTTGTTTTACCAAATGGAAATATTGACACTACTACTATAAGAGTAAGAGTGCAGCAATCAAACGCAGTTACATCGATTACTACATGGAACTTCTATGATGATATTGTGGAAGTAGATGGGACTACTAGAGCATTTTTTATTGAAGAAGGTCCATCTGGACTATACGAAATAAGATTTGGTGATAATATCGTTGGGCAGGAACTACAAGTTGGTAATATTGTCAGTATTGATTATATCGTAAGCAGCGGCACAGCAGCGAACTCTATTCCCAATTTCTCAGCATCCAAAACTTTTACTGCTTCGGGTGAGAGTAAAGTCGTTTATCTCGGATCTGCTGCTACTGGTGGCAGTGAAAAAGAAAGCGTTGATAGTATTAGGTATAACGCACCAAAATTCAATTCTACGAAGAATCGTGTTGTTACATCAGATGATTATGAAACGTTGATCAGATCCAGATTTGGTAACATCAATTCCATTGCTGTGTGGGGCGGCGAAGAAAATAATCCTCCTATCTATGGTAAAGTGTTTATCTCGATTCAACCACTACCTGGATCGATTGTCTCCCAAGCAGATAAGGACATTATCGCTAGAGATATTATTCGACCAAGAAGTGTTGTTTCTATCCAACCTGAATTCGTTGATCCAATCGAAACATATATCGGGTTAAATATTTCAGTAAACTACAATAAAACAATTACATCTTTAACCTCTTCAAGAATTGAATCCGAGGTTAGGACAGTTGTGCAAAACTTCTTTACGAACAACGTTAACAAGTTACAAAAGAATTTCTATTATTCCAAATTGCTTTCTGCTGTTGCCGGAACGACGCAGTCTATTTTCTCTGCCAGTATTCAAGTGCTGATGCATAAAAGAATAACGATATTTACAGGAGTTCCGGAAGATTATGTGATCAGGTTCAACACTCCATTAGAAATTGAAACGCTAAAAACAACAACTTTCACTACAACTATTGGAACACAAGAATACGATGTCTATATAACTGACCAGCATGATATAACAGTTGGTGATATCGGAACTCTTGTTATGAAACGTGCATCGGATGATGTCATTGTTCTATCCAATGTAGGAACTGTCGATTATACCACAGGGGTTGTTAATATTACAGATCTCTTGATCGATTCGGGGTCAGAAACAGAACTTAGAATCTATGTTGAACCGTTTGGTGATGCGCCGAATATTCTGACAACAGATCTGACTTCAACATCAAATGTTTCAACAGCAGCAGTTTTCCCATACGCTGCTAGAAATACTGTATTAACATTGGATACTAGCGCAGCAAATTCAGTAACAAATATTCCTGCAGGACTGACTGTTACTGCAATTGCCAATTCACAAGAATAATAGATGTCAGAAACCACCTCATACTATAAAAAAGTTGCCAGTGTAACTGTCACTAATGGTGGGTCGGATTACACCTCTGCACCAACAGTTACAATCGGTGGTAATGCGACGGCAACTGCAACCATTTCAGGTGGTAAAGTAACTGCAATCACAGTAACAGCAGCAGGATACAACTATCTAACACCACCAACAATCACATTTACAGGTGGCGGTGGTTCTGGTGCAACAGCAACTGCAAATATGGTTTATATTGATGATGGTTACAATGGTTTCAAACAATCACTAAGTCATCTTATCGCAAATCAACTTCCGGATTTTGTTCGCACTGAGTATCCTGTATTCATTACGTTCCTGGAAAAATATTACGAGTTCCTAGACGAAGAAAATCAAGTAAACAATTTCCTTCTCAACTATGAGAAGAATTTTGATATCAACAGAACACTTGATACGTTTATACCTAAGTTTAAGAACCAATATGCGCAGAACTTTCCACTTGGTGCACAGATTGATGATAGAAGATTAATCAAATTCATCAAGCAGTTCTATGAAGCAAAGGGTTCTGAGAAGGCAATTGAACTTCTCTTTAGAATCTTGTATAATGAACGCACAGAAATTTTCTATCCATCTGAGCAGATCCTTCGCGCATCTGATGGTATCTGGATCGAAGATGTAACATTAAAACTCGCAGTTGATTCATCGATTACCGCAAATCCGTTTGATCTTAGCAGTAAAACAGTTAGGATTACATATTATGAAAATATCTCGTCAGTAATATATGAAAGAACCATTGAAACAAATATTAGCAATGTAACTAAGTTTGCATATGTTTTCCCTGCTGTTTATGAATTGGTAACAAGTCTACCAAAAACTGCAAATATTATAGTTCCAGGCGCTGGTGCATCTGCTAATGCTCTTGTTTCGGGCGGCCAGGTAAAGGCAATTGTTGGAGATACCAACAAGACATTTAATGCTGCTACTGCAGTTAATCTAACGAACAATACCATTACAATCGCATCTCATGGATATTCAACAGGCGATGTGGTTATCTATGATAAAAATGGTGGAACAATTGTAACTGGTCTTACCAATTACGCTGTATACTTTGTTATATCAGTAAATGCTAATACTATTAAAATTGCTACGAGCGCAGGAAATGCTACATTAGGAACGGCAGTCGACCTTACTGTTCTCGGTTCTGGAACACATAAACTGTATGATCCTGTTATTGATAGTGGTAATGGTTACTTTGCCGCACCAACAGTCCAGTTTACCTCAACAACGGGAAGCGCAGCAACTGGCAGAGCAATTCTTACAGATACTAATGAAATATCACATGTAATAATTACAAACGGTGGATCTGGATATTCATCAGCGCCTGCTGTTACGTTTTCTACAGAAGCAATACGAACTAAAGTAGAGATTGTTTCTGGAGATACAATAACTAACTATGGGTATATTGTTCGGCAACTAGCAACAGTTGATGTTATTGATTGTTCCGGAACACCACCATGTGGGTTTACAGTTGGTGACATTTTCTCTATTGACGAAACGGGATCTGTGGGTTCTTATGCAATAGAATTTGAAAATGAAACTCTAGAATATTTTCTAAACAAATATAATGAAACTGATACTGCAGTAAATCCATACACTCTCGTTGGTAGAGATAACAAGGCTTCTATTAGAATCGATGCAGTTGATGCAGATGGTTGTCCGACTGCAGTCAGTATTTTCGACACAGGTTTTGACTTTGAACGTGAAGAATTCACTGCGATAATCGAATCAACACTAGGATGCACTGCTACTCTGTCATTTACTACAGGTGCGGTGAACGTCAAGACGGGCAGATTTAGAGACTCGCGTGGTATGTTGTCGAATGTCAACAGACTACAAGATAACTTCTATTACCAGAACTATTCATATGTGGTTCGTTCAAATGTTCCATCAAATAAATGGTTGGATATTGTTAAGAATACTACGCACCCAGCAGGTACTGCTGTCTTTGGCGAACTTACTATTGAGCAGACGGTTGACTTCAATCAATTCATTACAACCCCAATACAACCTCTACATATCTATGAGTTTGTGCTTGAAGAATTGTCTGCGTCGGGCGGCATCAATCGCAATAACGAATTCTACTTCGAAGTTGAGTTTATTAAAGTTCTTACTGACTCTGCGACAGTAGCAGATGTGAACAATAGTCATGTTTATAAGGTTCTGTCGGATTTTGTAACTACAAGTGAAACCCTTGATTTTGACTTTGATATTGGTATCTATGGTAATGAAGATGATACAACAACTACGACGGATATATTCGATAGAGTTGTCCAATATGTTCGTGAAGCAAGCGAGAATACCATTACTGCTGAGAATGCAATTACTGATTTTAGTAAGGTTCTCCAAGAGACAGTTGGTTTTGCTGTATATGCTGCTGAAGATTACTTTGACGAAGATTATGTTGGTTCAGATGGTGCTGTGTTTAATTTCACAAAGGTTCTTGCTGACGCAGCAAATACTGCAGAATCGCAAGCGTTTGGTATAAGCAAATCCCAGACAGACACAGTAACCAACTCAGATATATTTACCAGAACTGTAGAGTATTATAGAACGTTTACAGAATCTGTGATAACTAATGAGTATGCCAATGCTGGTATCGAAAAACCTGATCAGGTAGATGCGGCGACTGCGGCGGAAACATCTACCAATCATCTGTATAAATATTTGACTGATTCCGTTACATCAACTGATACAGTTGGTATAATTCCATATCTGGTTAAAACTGATAATGCAGGTGCCACTGAATTATTAATCGTCGCAAATGATACTGCAACGATAGATTCCATTGCTGCTACTGAACAATCGCTTATAAATATACTCAAAGGACTATTCGAAACAGTATCAGTAACCGAAAGTGGTATTATAAACATACAAGATTATGTTGAAGGTGACTTCGGTTCGGACTTTGTGGGTCAAGCAACTTATTTTAACTAAGAAGAAGGTAAATCAAATGAAACTAATCGAAAACGTAAAAGGTACTAAGGGCGAACTAAACATCGTTCTTCGCGACGAAGCAGGGAATGTAAAACAAGAAGTAACTGTTCCTAACCTCGTTGTTAACACAGGTCTTGCTTATATTGCTTCGCGCATGAAGGATACAACTCTTTCTGCTATGTCGCACATGGGTGTTGGTTCGGGCACAACAAATCCAGCAGCAGGCGATACTGCTCTTGAAACTGCACTTGGTGCACGTGTTGCTTTGACTTCAACAACAGTTACTGCAAACGCAATTGAATATGTTGCGACGTTTGGTGCAGGTTCAGGTACTGGTGCTGTTACTGAAGCAGGTATCTTTAATGCTCTGACCAGCGGAACAATGCTTTGCCGCACTGAATTTGCTGTCATCAACAAGGGTGCGTCAGACAGCATGACTATCACTTGGACGGTAACGATCTCGTAATATAAAATGGCACTTCTTCTACGATCAGCAGGTCGCACAGAAATAGCAAGAAGTCTTTATCGTGATATTTACAACGAGAACGACTTCTTCTATTTCTTTGTAGGCAGAACAACTGAGTGGGATGATGAAGAATCACCCGAACTTCCAGTTGATTCACCACGTTATGCAAACACCTCAAGTAGGAATATGCTGTTCGTAAAACGTATCCAATCAAGTGATACTGTTCTTATGATCTCAAGAATTAACTGGGTATCTGGAACTGTATATGATCAGTATGATGATAAGTACGGCGAATTAGATGCTAATGGTGATGCATATACTGCGCATAGTGGCGCTCTTTCATTAAAAACTGCACAGTTTTATGTACTGACTGACGATGATCATGTCTATAAGTGCATTTCTAATAATGCTAACGCTGCGAGCACAATAAAACCAACAGGAACCTCAACCTCATCTATTGAACTTGAGGATGGTTACATATGGAAATTTATGTTTAAGGTCGAGGCATCAGATAAAACTAAGTTCTTGACGCCTGAATTCATTCCAGTTAGAAAAATTGCAGGATCTGGTGATCCCGAATTCGATGTCAACGGTCAGATTGATACTATTACTGTTACTAATGCTGGTTCTTCATATGAAACTGCACCAACCGTTATCATAAATGGTGATGGTACTGGTGCAGTTGCAACTGCTACTGTTAGTGCTGGTCTGGTTACCAATATCGTTTTAAATAATGCTGGCGAAGGATATAGTTTTGCATATATTACATTCTCTGGTGGGGGTGGTTCTGGTGCTGCTGCATCGGTAACCTTGGGCGCCACAGAATCTGGAACAGTGCAAGAAGATGTAGAAAACGCAGCAATTCCTGGAACAATTGATAGATTAGAAATTGTTGCTGGTGGTATCGATTATGTTGACGGTGACGCAGCAGTAACTATTGTTGGTGATGGATCTGGTGCGGAAGCAATTTTAGACATAGATCCTGATGATGGATCCATTCTTTCTGTGACAATTACTAATCGTGGAACTGGATATACATTTGCAGAAGTAACGGTTAGTGGTGTTGAGGGAGCAGGTGCAGAACTTGTTGCAGTAATCTCGCCAAGAGCAGGTCACGGTGCAAATCCTCAGAAAGAATTGTTTGCAACTAATGTTGGATTCTCGGTAAATCTTACCAATGACTCTGCTGATCTATTCCTCAATAACGATTTCCGACAAATCGGAGTAGTAAAGAATCCATTGGACTTTGATACTAATAATAATTTTCAAGATACCACTGGAACCTGTTGTTACGTTATCAATACATCATCTCCTGCTAGTTACGATATGGATGACATCATTACAACTGACAGCGGTGGTAGATTTATTGTTGTTCAAAAGGTCGATGCTAATAACAATGGATCATTGGAAAGTATATACCTTCTTCCGATAATTCCAATCATAACATCTTCTAGTATACTCGTCAATGAGACACAATCTTTGACTGGATTGACTATAAATAGTATTGTAGAACCCGAAATAGATAACAGAACTGGTGAGATTATATATCTGGATAACAGAGAATTTATCGTTCGCCAAGAAGACCAGATAGAAAAAATTAGAGCAATTCTAAAATTTTAAGAGAGACATAAAATATGGCACTGAATTTAAATGTATCTCCATACTATGATGATTTTGATGATACTAAAAATTTCAATCGAGTTCTGTTTAGACCTGGATATGCAGTACAGGCACGCGAACTTACGCAACTACAGACTCTGTTGCAATCTCAAATCGGTAAATTCGGAAACCACATTTTCAAGAGTGGTTCAGTTGTTCAGGGATGTGAATTCAAACTTGACTCACAACGAGCATTCATCAAAATTGCAGATGCAGATGTAGAAAATGACCTTCTATCAACCTATATCGGAGATACGGTATCAAACACGGCAGGAATGACTGCTGTTATTCTTGATGTTGCGACAGGCACTGAAGCAGAACTCCCAAATCTAAAAACTTTGTATCTTCGTTATACCAGCGGCGATGGTTCGTCTGCGGTTCACTTTTCAGGTGGAGAAACTCTAACAGTATCTTCTACCACAGCAAGCAGAAATGGTGATACGTTTGTTGTCGATAACACGTATGATGAAGCAGAACCAGAAAACAGTTACTGGGGATTGTCATCGTCATTAACAGTTGCTGATGGCATTGTGTTTATTGATGGAAAATTCGTCAATCATGTAGAACAAACAATCATACTTTCTAAGTATTCTACTCGACCAACTCTGAAAGTAGGATTTGAGATTGTAGAAAATACGGTTTCACCTGATGCTGATCAAACTCTGTTAGATCCTGCACAAGGATCTTTCAACTATGCTGCTCCTGGTGCAGACAGATACCAAGTTTCAACTACACTTGTTGCATATGAACCAACTGACACGATTCCTTCCACTTTCAACCAATTGGTTGATATTATCAACGGTGAAATCCAAAGAACTTATACTACAAATATCTATGGCGAACTTGGCAAAAACATGGCAAGACGCACATATGATGAATCGGGTAACTATGCTGTAAGGCAATTCCCTGTTCTGATTAAAGAGCATCTTAATGTTGATGGTAATAATGGTTTACGAAACTTAAACACTCTTAATCCAGAAAGTGGTGGAAGCAAAGATCTTCTTGCTATCGGTCTTGAAGCAGGTAAAGTATATGTTCGTGGGTATGAACATGAAACATTCCAAACAGAATACGTTGTTGTTCCAAAGGGTCTAACAACAGTTAATCAACAAGAAGTTCCAATCAGCACTGCATATGGTAACTATATTCTAGTTGACGAATTCTGCGGTATGTGGGATCTTAATGGTGGCGATCGTGTAAGTCTCCGTGGCACAGCAGCAGCAGGCGCAGTAACCGCTGGAACATTCTCTGCTGCCGCTGCTCCAGGATCTGAAGTCGGTACTGCTCGCGTAAGACAAATTGTGTATGAATCTGGAACAGTTGGAACTGCTGCCGCAGAATATCGTTTATATCTCTATGACATTGTAATGTCAAGTGGAGATTTCAAAGATGTTCGTGGTATCTACTATAATGATACTGCTGATGGTCATGCCGATGTAGTTTTGACAGGTGGAAATGCTGTTCTACAAGAAACAAGTTTCAACAAATCTCTTTATAGAATTCCTGCTCGAGCAACTAAAACGATTAAACCGAATAATGTATATGATAACTCATTTATCTATACTAAAGAATTCGACGGGGAACTTAA